CGAGGAATCGGGCGAGTCCTTGGAGACCTTTCCAGTCTCGGGTATGACTCGAAATGGAATGTTATGGGAGCTGCCGACATTGGCGCACCGCACCAGCGCGACCGCATCTGGATTGTGGCGCACGCCAGACACGGGGGGGGGGGACATCTGGAATACTCAAGCAAGGCAAGAATCATCGAGCGAATGGTCAGCCCGTACAAATCAGACTGGTGGACCAAGTGAACAATCCCAGACTATGGCCAACACCAGTGTCCAGAATGCACAAAGACGGTGGAAATCCCTCGGAGTACAAGAGGAACGAAATCCCCCTAGCGGCACAGGCTGGTGGGCCTTTGAACCCAACGTGGGTAGAGTGGCTAATGGGGTGGCCGCTAGGGTGGACAGACTTAAAGCCATTGGAAATGGACAAGTCCCACTTTGCGCAGCAACTGCATGGCGAATCCTCTCAGGAGGAGCCTAAATAATGGACACAGAAACAATAGCCAAGGCGCTGGGCAACGCCAAGAAGGTCAATGGATCATGGGTGGCATCATGCCCCGTACCTGGCCACGGCAGAGGCAACGGGGACAAGAACCCTAGCCTGTCTATCTCAGAATCAGAGGGCAAAATCTTATTCCACTGTCACGGCGGCTGCGACCAGCGGGACGTGTTTGACTCGGTACGCGAGCGCAATCTGCTGCCCACAACGCCCAAGCGGGAGGAGATTAGCTTTACCCAGCACCAGGCGCCAACGCTGCAGCAGGAGTGGGAGTACACGGCAGAGGACGGCAGCGTTTTGTTTACCAAGCGCCGGTACAAGACGGCAGACGCCAAGGGTAAGACGTACTCAATCCACAGAGTGGACGCGCAAGGCAAGCGGACGGCGGGGCTCAAGGACACCAGAATCGTGCCCTACCGCCTGCCTGAGATGCTGCAAGCCAAGGCAGCGGGACGCGCAATTTATTTGGTAGAAGGCGAGAAGGCAGCCGATGCGCTAATCAGCATTGGCGCGGTGGCCACCACAAGTCATACGGGTGCAGGGTCATGGCCCGAGGACATTACCCAGTATTTCGCGGGCGCAAACGTTGTGATAGTGCCTGACAATGACGAGCCAGGCAGAGCATACGCGAAAAAGGCTATAGCCAAGCTCTTATCCGTGGCTAAATCAATCAGGTACTTAGACCTTAATCTTATGGTAGAGGGTGATGATGCCTATGAGTGGGTAAACGACATGGCGGGGACAAGGACGGAGCTTGCAAGCCTAGCCAAGAAGTCGCCAGTCATTACTGAACCGGCAGAGGAGCCAGCCCCAGCCCCAACATCAGAGCCCATGCCTGACATGGATGCCTACAACCCGACGCCGCAATTGCTCAACATCGAGGCATGGGACACTATCAAGGACGAGCCGGTAAGTTGGATCATTGAAAACGTATTGCCAGACAAGGGATTTGCAGCCTTATACGGCCCGCCAGGCAGTTACAAGTCGTTTGTGGCGCTGGACATAGCCGAGGCTGTGGCTACAGGACGCCAGTGGATGGGCAACGAGATTGCAGCAGCCGGCGCCGTTATCTATATTGCTGGCGAGGGTCATGGCGGTATTGGGGCGCGTATAAAAGCTTGCAAGATACACAACAAGACGCAGGACGGGGCAGAGATTTACGTCATTAGGCACCAGCTCAACCTCAGATCAAGCGCCGACGACTTCAATTTATTGATGGAGTCAATTGACAACCTGATAGAGCAGACAGGCATTCAGTTGCGGCTGGTGCAGATAGATACGCTGGCCAGGGCGTTTGGCGGTGGCAATGAGAACGACTCTCAGGACATGGGTGCATTTATCCATAACACGGGTCGGATGCAGCGCAAACTTAACTGCGCGCTCATGGTTTTGCACCACTCAGGCAAGGATGCGACCAAAGGATTGCGCGGTCACAGCTCATTATTAGGCGCCGTGGACACGCAACTGGAGCTGCAGAAACTTGACGTAACAGTCAAGAAGGAAGGTGTAGCGGGGCAGGGAATCATCACCATCAGTAAGCAAAAGGATGGCCAGGACAACATCAAATTCGGGTTTGAGATGGTGCAAATTGACACCAGCGGTGGGCTAAACCTGGGCGAATCCCTGTCATTAGCGGTCAGGGAGCATCAGGAAATGATTGACGAACAACACAAGAAACCGAAGCCACCGCCACTAAGAACGGGGGCTGGCGGCATCCAAAAGCAGGCGCTGGACGCCTTGCACAAAGCGATTTCGGAGTTTGGGGAGATGCGGATAATTGACGGAAAGCGCAATAAATCAATCTACACCGAGCAGTGGCAGCAAGCGTTTGAGGTGGCCCAGATGGACAAAGCAGGCATCAAAAGGCGGTTTACGAGGTGCGTCCAGAGCCTTCAGAACGCCAAAAGGGTGGAGGTTTTTGATCCTTTTGTGTGGGTGATTTGGGATGATAGTGACCAAAATGGCGGGGACTTTTAGCCGTTTTCGGGTGGCTAAAAAGGTTACAGATTTGATTAGTGACAAATGGAGCCAAATGGTGAGCCAAATGGACGGATGAGAGGAAAAACGTGAAATTTGCCAAATGGGACAAATGGGACAAATGGATGCCAAATGGATGCCAAATGGTGAGCCAAATGGAGAAAAATGGTGGTTTGCATAGATTTGGTGCAGTTTTGCCAAATGGGAGAGCGTATGTCTTAATATACGCTCCCATTTGGCAAATTACCAAATGCCCGAGGTTGTGTTTTTTAGGATGATGTAATGGCTACAAATAAGCGTAAAGTTTTGACAAGTATTGAGGTCAGGCAGCCGAGCTTTCCAGCGGATCGGTTTGAGGTGTTTCGGAATGCGGTTTTGGTGGAGCTGGAAAATCGGAAGAAAGACCATGATGCGAAGTGGGGTATTGATAGACTGATTTGGTTGGTGAGTACTGAGTTGCGGGAAAAGGTCTGGGCGCAGCTCCAGCGCGTTTACCTGGCACAGGAGTCTCGGGACGATGAGAAGATGGCCAAGGCCGTTAGCGGGATGTGTAAGGCTTACGATGCGATGGAGGCTTGGGCGACAGCGAACAACGTGGAGCAGGTAGCCGATGTGCGCCAGATCGAATGGCGGCAGCCGGACGGGGTAATCTTTGTGGTGGTGCCCGACGAAAAGGCGAAGAAGGTTTATTTGCAGGCTTGGCCAGGCACTGTGGACAGAATTGTTTGGACAATCCAAGAAATTGCGATAATAGTCAACAAGCAGGCACAGGGGCAGATCAACGAGCTCAAGAGACAGTGGCCAGGGAGTCAACTGGTTTCGGTCGGCGGGCCTAGCGGGTTTGATGACATGGAAAATGATATTGACATGGTGACGCCGAGCAGGACGCCGAAGCTGTTTGATACAAAGGCTTTTGCGAAGGCTTAAAACGTGCCAAATAGCCTCTTTGCGATGGTTGGTGGTACTTGGGTGCTGGATGCGGACAAAGTGGCAGCATCAGCGGCAAAAGGGCAGAGTGGCAACGTTATGCGCTTTTTGCATACATTTAGTTAAATTACGCGCACGCGCTGGGGGTAATCGATGAAGGCAATAGCCGAAAAGATGACAAAAACAGGTGCAATCATGGGCAGACCAGTGAAATGGCCGCCCGATCACCCAGTTTGGAGTGAAATCATTGATCGGGTGTCGGCTGGCAAAAGCGTGAGCACGGTGCTGTCTGAGAAGGGAATGCCTAACTGGACGGTGTTCCAGGCTATGCTGGCGCACGATGCCAGCTTGAACGCTGCCTATGAGAAGGCGGTTCAAAACCGCGCAGACAAGCTAGCCGACGAAATACTTGAGCTCTCTGACGAGCAGATGCCTGAGGGGCTGGAAGGCGCTATGGCGTCTGCCTGGGTGCAGCAGAAGCGGATGCAGGTGGACGCGCGCAAGTGGATCGCTAGCAAGCTCAAGCCGAGGACGTATGGCGACCGCATTGACATGACGGTGAGGGACGAGCGCATCAGCGTGCTCGGCGCGCTCGAGGCGGCGCAGGCCAGGGTGCAGACATTGCAGCTGGATAACGTCACCGACATCACGCCCAAGGTTGTGGATAAGTCCAGCTGATACGTTTGTACTTTATACAACGGGCGTTATGTTAAGTACAAGGGCTGTGGATAACCCTGTGGACAACTCTACCCTTGGGCGCATGGCACGATTCCTGCCCATCCGCCAATCCCGCCGAGCCCCCCGGGTAGGGCCCGCTGGAAATGGCCAAGGAACGGGTGGGTTCGTAAACAATTTTTATTTTTTATAAATTTGTGGTAAAAACCGCCCTATGCCCATATCCAACGCCATGATCCAAGCCACGCCACGCAACGCGCTCCTTGGTGGGTTGTCCGACTTTCTTGCGCAGAGTTACTCGCCAGAGCGTACGCAGCATATGCAGGGCATAGCTAAGTTTTTAAGTGCGCCTGAGATCAGCCGGACGCTGGATAGGTTGTCTTACGGCGAGCCCCTGACCACTGGAGCCGGAGGGCTTGGCGGCACGACAAGGTTTAACAATGACGCGCTGGACGCGATGATGGCTGTGGCGCCGATGGTTGGGCCTGGTGCTAAAGTGTTTAACAACAGCGCGTTAACAGTTGGCCGCGCCGGTGAGCGCTTGGCTGAGAAGGTGGTTCCCCAGATCATGGAGCGCGGCGGCTTGCCTGCTGAGATGCTTGGAGCAATGGGGCAAAGTACAACTTCAAACATGGCTGAACGTGTTGGCAAGTTAAAAGCAATTGAAGCATTGTTTCCTGGCAAGACTGAGGCAATGTTGTCGCCCGCGGAAAAATCTGCGTTGACAAAGTACAAATCAATTTTGGATACACCCGCTGTTATGCGTCGAGAGCAGGCTAGGCTGTTTGGCACTGGTGATATTGTGCAGCCCTCGCTAAATGTGGCGCAAGAATTTGGTGTGCATCCTAATACTTTGTTGAATAAATATGCTGTCCCGATTTTGTGGGACACATCAGCCACTGGTGGAAACGTCACGCAAATTGCCGGCATTCCATTGACGCAAGGTTTGAAAGATGCAACACCAGCTTTTGTTCAGCGTCAAGGCGGCAGGCTTTACCCGTATATACAAGAGAATTTACAACAAGGCGTTGGAGGGGCTTCTAACGTGTCGGCGCAATCGTCCAAGATTAATAATTTAAACAAGTTTAGTGATCTTGGCGATACCATTGGTGTGCAGATGAATTTAGCGCCAAGCGGCATTAATTTTTCGCATCATGTGGCCGAGTCTTATGTGGGTGCTTTAAATGCTATCAAACCTTCGCGTGAAGCGTTAAGTTCATTTAGGGATGCGGTAAGAAACACTAAAGTCCAAGACCCAATTACTAAAGAAATTTCATACCCTTATAGTAATTTCCCTGGTTTGGATAGCCCAAACATTCGTGAGATTATGGCTGAAGGGACAAAAGAATACAGCCCAGGCAACATACGCAAAGCAATTGCTGAAGTTGGGTCTACTGCTTCAATGGAAAAACAAGGGTTCCCACGCTGGCAAGATATTTACAAGGTAATGAGTGAGCCTGGCGCTGAAACTGGCATGGCGCACACATTGTTGGAAGTTCAGCCCAAAACTCAAATGGTTACGCCGGATTTTCAGCATGGTTCATACAATGCTGGCCTTAAAGCAAAACTTATGGGTTCTTTTCAAAATGCCGCAGGTAATGTTGTTGGTGTTCCAGATTATTTAATGTTGCCAAAAACATTTGCCGAAAGGCAGGCGCAAGGAAAGACTATTAGCAACATTCGCACATCTTTGCTAAAAAGCCATCATGGCGAGAAGCTAGACCAGCAAGCAATTGACAACATTGCTAAATATTTGGGGTACCAGGTTGATTAAGAACCTGCAAATGCTCTTTTTCTTTGGCCAGTTCTTCAATCAACTGGTTGACAATTTCCAGCCTCATGGCGTCGGTTTGACTCCAAAACGCCTCTGGCATTCGCAAATACGCTGAATTGTTGGAAAAGTTGAAACCACAGTATGCAACTACTTTTTTCATTGATGGCCTCCAAAACTCCATCCTAACATAAAATTGACTACTAATGCAACTGCCCATCTACCGAGGTGAAGAAGAACAGAAGCTGATGACCGAGTTATGGTCACCGGCCATAGCCGACGACCTAGAGGCTTTTGTTTTGTATGCTTTCCCGTGGGGTGTAAAGAACACGCCCCTAGCCAAATTTACTGGCCCGAGGAAATGGCAGCGCGATGTTTTGCGTGATGTAACCAATCACATTAAGGCGCAAAAGGGTAAGGTTAACTATGACACCATTCGGGAGGCGGTATCCAGCGGGCGGGGGATTGGTAAATCAGCACTTGTCAGTTGGCTAGTTCTTTGGATGCTGACCACCCGAATTGGTGGCTCTGTGGTGGTTAGCGCGAACAGCGAGAACCAGTTACGTTCTGTGACGTGGGCCGAGCTCACAAAGTGGGCGGCGATGTTGATTAACTCGCATTGGTGGGAGATATCGGCCACTAAGCTGGTGCCTGCTACCTGGTTGACGGAACTGGTAGAGAGGGACTTGAAAAAGGGTACGCGCTATTGGGCCTGCGAGGGCAAACTGTGGTCTGCTGAGAATCCTGATAGCTATGCCGGCGTCCATAATCAGGACGGCATGATGCTGATATTTGACGAGTCCAGCGGTATTCCTAACCCGATTTGGGAGGTGGGCGCTGGCTTCTTTACGGAGAACACGCCCGATAGGTACTGGTTTGCTTTTAGCAACCCTAGGCGCAATGAGGGGTACTTCTTTGAGTGCTTTCACGCCAAAAGGGATTTCTGGAACAGCCGTACCGTAGACGCGAGGACTGTGGAGGACACGGATAAAGCTATTTATGAGCAGATTATTGCCGAGTACGGCGAGGATTCCTCCCAGGCCAAAGTTGAGGTTTACGGTGAGTTCCCGTCGGCGGGCGAGGATCAGTTTATTAGCCCTATGCTGGTAGATGATGCCGCCAAGAGGCCCAAGTACAAGGATTTGACTGCGCCTATTGTTGTGGGGGTTGACCCAGCTCGGGGCGGCGCGGATTCGACGGTGATTGTTGTGCGCCAAGGCCGCGACCTTGTGGCCATTAAGCGGTATCAGGGCGAGGACACGATGACGATTGTGGGGCGCGTCATTGAGGCGATTGAGGAATTCAAGCCTGTTTTGACTGTGATTGACGAGGGCGGGCTGGGGTACGGGATACTGGATCGGCTGACCGAGCAGCGGTATAAGGTGCGCGGGGTCAACTTTGGGAATAAGGCTAAGCAGTCAATTGCTTTTGGCAATAAACGCGCCGAAATGTGGAATGAGATGAGGAATTGGCTAAAATCTGCTAGTATCCCGCCCGATAGGCAGTTAAAAGCGGATTTGACTGGCCCTGCCAAGAAGCCCAATTCGGCAGGCACTATTTTCCTTGAAGGGAAAAAAGAGATGAGAGCACGAGGGTTAGCATCACCTGACGCAGCCGACGCGCTGTGCGTGACGTTTGCCTTTCCTGTGGCTCACCGCGAGTATACTGAGCCCACTAGGCGCGTAAACGCGCAAAATAGTGGTGTACATACTTCATGGATGGGGTCTTAATATGCCTTTAGTTAAGTCGAAATCACCAGAGGCTTTCCGCAAGAACGTGAAGGCCGAGGTTGCTGCTGGCAAGCCCGTCAAGCAAGCCGTGGCGATAAGTTATGCGGTAAAGCGCGAGGCTTCCAAGCCAGCCCCAACTAAAAAGAAATGACATGGCTGATTACACAGGCATAGCAGCCGCCGGTGCGGTAGCCAACGGAGGCGGTCAGAAAGACAGCACTTCTAACGTACTAGCCACCGCCCGCAGCCGATTGGATATGGCGATTTCGGCGTTGTCCGAAAGCCGCGAAGATGAGATTGACGACCTGCGGTTCTACGCCGGTAGCCCAGATAACCAGTGGCAATGGCCCGCTGATGTATTGGCCACTCGCGGGGCTGTGCAGGGCCAGACGATCAACGCCCGCCCATGCTTGACCATCAACAAACTGCCGCAGCACGTCCGGCAAGTAACCAATGACCAACGTCAAAACAGGCCAACTGGCAAGGTTATTCCAGCCGATGACCACGCAGACATTGACGTCGCAGAAGTATTTAACGGCATGGTCAGGCATATTGAGTACATCTCGGACGCAGATGTCGCTTACGACACCGCCTGCGAAAACCAAGTCTCCTACGGAGAAGGCTACATCCGTCTCCTGACTGAGTATTGCAGCGACGATACCTTTGACCAAGACATCAAAATTGGCCGGATTCGCAATTCGTTTTCGGTCTACATGGACCCAACCATCCAAGACCCGTGCGGCTCGGATGCCAAGTGGTGTTTTATCACCGAGGACATCACCAAAGACGACTATGTGCGGATGTACCCCAATTCGGCGCCCATTACGACGCTGCAATCTTTGGGTGTAGGCGACCAAAACCTGTCCCAGTGGCTTAATGAGGACACGATCCGTATTGCTGACTACTATTACGTTGATTACGACAAGGGCACTTTGAATCTGTACCCTGGCAACGCCACGGCGTTTGACGGGACGCCCGAGGACAAGCAGTTGCGGGCCATTTATGGCAAGCCCAAGAAGTCGCGTCAGTCTGACCGGCCACGGATCAAGTACTGCAAGATCAACGGGTACGAAATCCTTGAAGAACGCGAGTGGGCGGGTAAATATATCCCCGTTGTACGCATTGTCGGCAATGAATTTGAGGTTGACGGGCGCCTGTATGTCTCTGGTTTAGTGCGTAACGCCAAGGATGCCCAGCGGATGTACAACTATTGGGTGTCCCAAGAGGCTGAGATGCTGGCTTTGGCGCCCAAAGCACCGTTTATTGGGTATGGCGGCCAGTTTGAGGGCTACGAAAACCAATGGAAAACAGCCAACACGACCAACTGGCCGTATTTGGAGGTAAACCCTGACGTAACCGATGGACAAGGTTCCATCTTGCCGTTGCCCCAGCGTGCACAGCCGCCGATGGCCTCCAGCGGTCTGTTGCAGGCGAAAGCTGGTGCCTCTGAGGACATTAAATCGTCCACTGGCCAGTACAACGCTTCTTTAGGTATGACATCCAACGAGCGCAGCGGCAAGGCTATCCTTGCGCGGCAGCGCGAAGGCGATGTTGGGACTTACCACTATGGTGACAACCTAGCCCGTGGCGTGCGCTACCTGACACGCCAACTGATTGACCTGATCCCCAAAATCTACGACACCCAGCGCATTGCGCGGGTGATTGGCGAGGACGGCGAGACGAGCATGGTCAAAATTGACCCGATGCAGCCCGAGCCGGTCAAGAAGATTGTTGACCAGCAGGGCATCGTGATTGACAAGATTTACAATCCTGGCGTTGGCAAGTACGACGTTGTGGCCACCACCGGCCCAGGCTACGCGACCAAGCGCCAAGAGGCTTTGGAGGCGATGGGCCAACTGTTGCAGGGCAACCCGCAACTGTGGCAGGTAGCCGGTGATTTGTTTGTCAAGAACATGGATTGGCCAGGCGCCCAAGAGATGGCCAAGCGGTTTGCCAAGACGATTGACCCCAAACTGATGCAAGACGGCGACAAGCCGCCCGAGTTGCAGGCCGCTGAGCAGCAAATCCAGGCGATGGGCCAAGAGATGGAGCAGATGCACCAGATGATTGTGAATGCTGGCAAGTCTATTGAGGCGCAGGATATGCACCGCAAAGATTTTGAGGCCCAGGTCAAGGCGTACCAAGCCGAGACGCAGCGCATTTCCGCTGTGCAGGCGTCCATGTCGCCCGAGCAGATTCAAGACATTGTGCTGGGCACCGTCCACGGCATGATTACCTCTGGCGACTTGGTATCTGAGATGCCAGGGCGCGATATGGACACCGGCCCCGAGATGCCACAAGAAGGCATGGAGCAACAACCTATGGGAATGCCACAATGAAAGCCGCAGATTTTGTAGGAATGCTATTCCTAGCCCGCGACGTGGCGCACAGCGTCCACTTGAACACGCGCAGCTACTCCAAGCACGTTGCGCTCAATACCTTCTACGACACCATCATTGACCACGCCGATGCGTTTGCAGAAGCCTACCAAGGCCGTCATGGCCTGATGGGGCCAATTACGCTGCATTCGGCCACCAAGACGGCCAACATTATTGACTTTTTAAAGAGCCAACTCGATGAAATCGAGAAAGTTCGCTATGAAGTGTGCGATAAATCTGATTCGTCGCTCCAGCAACTCATTGATAATATCGTAGAGTTGTACTTGACTACCCTGTATAAACTCCGCTTTTTAGCATAAGGAAACAATCATGGCTCTCTATAAACAAGGCAATGCAGACGCGCAGGTCAAAATCGGCGGCGGCAAGCTGTATGGTATTTTTATCTCCTCTACCAGCAGCGGAACTTTTGCGCTGTACGATAGCGCAACGGCTAGCACCAGCGACCCTAAAATAGCTAACACTGTGACCGTGACCGCAGGTACTCAGTATTTATCCTTCCCCGCTGGTATCTGGTTTAGCAACGGTCTGTACATTGACATTGCTAGTACCATTGAATATACAATCGTGTACGAATAAGGAGCGCCGCAATGGCAGATGTAAAGATTTCCCAACTGCCAGCAGCCACGACCCCTTTAAGTGGGTCTGAGGAAGTTCCGCTGGTTCAAAGTGGCGTCACTAAAAAGGCCACCGTTGCTAGCTTGAGCGTGTCTCAGACATTGCAGACCATCACCAATAACGGCGCAACCACAACCAACAATTCGACCTTCAACGGCGCCAATATTGGCACCTACAGCGGCGTCCCCGCTGTTACAACTGTTGGCTCCATAATTGGCTTGGCCAACTCCACTTACGCTGTCGGCTTATCTGGCAGCGCATGGGTTGGGACGAGCAACAACAGCATCAATTTAGGTTCTGTCGGTTTAAACTGGAATAACGTCTACGCCACAAACTACAACGTGGGTTCGGGTACGGCTACCATAGCGTCCTCGGGGAATAGTCTTATTCTTAACTCTGTAGCGTCTGCCGTTCCAGGCGCCGGTTTTAGCCCTGTTGTAGACAATTCGTACTATTTGGGCGGCGCCTCCCTTAAATGGAAAGGCTTGTATCTTAGCGACGGCAATATAAGCTGGAACTCCTACGCGATCCCAGCTCCAGCCGGAGGCACAACGACTTTCCTGCGCAACGACGGTACATGGGCTGTACCTCCAGGCAGCGGTGGCGGTACGGGTACGGTCACCAGCGTCGGCTCTGGAACAGGTCTGACTGGCGGCCCAATCACTACCAGCGGTTCATTGGCCATCAATTACGCTTACGGCGGTACTTGGACAGCCAATCAAAACTTCAATGGCGCCAGCATAGGTACATTTTCCACGGTGCCAGGCGTCTCCTCTGGTAGCGGCACAAAAATGACCCTGACCAACTCCACAAACCAATTGGTTTTGGATGCGGCAGACCTTTACGGCTTTACCGATGCGTCTACAAATCTAGGTAACGCCACCTATCGGTGGAATAACCTGTACCTTAAAAACAGCTTTTTTTGGAATGCCTACACTATTTCTGCGCCAGCCGGTAGCACTACCACGTTCTTGCGTAACGACGGGACATGGGCTACGCCTCCTGGCAGCGGTGGGTCAGGGACTGTTACCTCGGTTTCAGTAGTCACAGCCAACGGCTTTGCGGGAACGGTGGCCACGGCTACCACCACCCCTGCTATCACACTCACTACTAGCATTACTGGCGTTCTCAAAGGCAACGGCACGGCAATTAGCGCGGCTACGGCTGGGACTGATTATTTGATTCCAGGCGGCGCTTTGGGCACCCCATCTAGCGGTACCTTGACAAACGCTACCGGCCTGTCATTGACAACCGGCGTCACTGGCGTACTGCCTGTAGTTAACGGAGGCACCGGCACTGCAACGCCTGCCTTGGTTGCCGGTACAAACGTAACCATTACTGGCACCTGGCCAAACCAGACGATCAACTCTACTGGAGGTGGCGGGTCTGGGACTGTTACCTCAATCAACGTATCCGGCGGCACAACGGGCTTGACTGCTACTGGTGGCCCGATCACTACGTCGGGGACAATTACTTTGGGCGGTCTTTTGGCTATTGCCAACGGCGGCACCAATGGCTCGGCAACGCCTACAGCGGGCGCCGTTTCTTACGGCACCGGCACAGCGTTTGCCTTTACGACTGCGGGAACATCTGGCTATGTGCTGCAAAGCAACGGGGCATCGGCCCCCACTTGGCGCACCCCAACTGAGTACGCAACAGTTACCGACGACACTACGACTGCCGCAGTGCGCTATCCGCTGTTTTCTAGCAGCACAAGCGGCAATCTGACCGCTGAATTTGTGTCGTCTACTAAACTTAAATACACCCCCTCAACAGGCGCGTTGACTGCCTCGCAGTTCATCATTGCACCATAAGGCGAAATCATGGGAAAACTTACATTTCAAGCGGCACTGGGTGGGACGGTAGATTTAGTCGGCCCTAATACGGCGTCTGCGGTAACTCTCAATTTGCCAGCTACGTCTGGCGATATTGTTGGCACAGGTTCTACTGGCGTTATTACAACCGGCATGATCTCGGGGCAGATTGCTGTTGCCCAAGGTGGTACTAACTCATCTACCGCCCAAGGTGCTATTAACACTTTGGCTGGTGCCGTTACTTCTGGTTCATACCTGCGCGGCAATGGAACCAACGTAACAATGTCTGCGATCCAAGCGGCAGACGTACCAACACTGAATCAAAACACCACCGGCACAGCCGCCAACATTACTGCTAGCAGCAACAGCAGCCTTACTACGTTAAGCGCGCTCAGCCTGCCAGGCTCACAAGTATCTGGCAACATTAGCGGGAACGCTGCTAACGTAACTGGCATAGTTGCAGTAGCCAATGGTGGTACAGGTACAACTACCCCAGCATTGGTTGCGGGTACTAACGTCACTATTACGGGTACATGGCCTAACCAGACTATTAATTCAACTGGCGGCGGCGGCGGAATGGTTTATCCTGGTGCTGGTATTGCCAATTCTACTGGCTCGGCTTGGGGAACTTCTTATGGTACTAGCGGCGCAAGCTCTGTTGTTTTGCGTGATAGCGATGTAAATGTTAGCTCAAACAACTTTAAAGCTGGTTGGACATCAACTGCTCTTAGTACTACTCTTGTTTCATTAACAAATGCAAGTTCTTATTATCAAGAATTTACAGGTGCGATTTCTGGGCAAGTAGTTAGACTTCCTTATGGGCCTACAGCAGTTTTAGGGCAAAGTTACATTATCATAAATAATGGATCATTTCAATTAGATTTAAGAGATGCCGGTAACGTCCAAATAAAAACTCTTTATGCTGGCGAGGCTGTTTGTGCGGTTTGCAAAGGAACGTCTACTAGTAATAATTGGGAAGTTTTTGTGCTTGTCCCAACTGTAGGGCCAAGTGGATCAATTACTTGGGACAATGTGTCTTTGCAAATGGCAGGATCAAGCCTTAGCGGAGTTAGCACTTTTGGTTTGTCAGGACAATTAACCAGCACAGTAGCCACAGGAACTGCGCCATTTGTTGTGTCTAGTACAACACCTGTAGCTAACTTAAACATTGGCGGTAATGCAGCAACAGCAACCACAGTAAGTGGTACAGTTGCGGTTGCCAACGGTGGCACTGGCCTTACCACTACACCGGCAAACGGCGCTTTAGACATTGGCAATGGCACAGGATTTACCCGCACGACATTGACTGCCGGTAGCGGCATCAGCATTACCAACGGCGCTGGTTCTATCACTATTGCTGCAACTGGTGGCACAGGCACTGTTACTTCGGTAGCCCAATCCTTTACCGGCGGTTTGATCTCGGTTGGTGGATCACCCATTACTAGCAGCGGTACTTTGGCGCTGACAGTAGCTGGAACATCTGGCGGTATTCCTTATTTTTCTAGCGCAAGCACTTGGGCTACAAGCGCTGCTTTAGCGTCAAATGCTTTGGTAATTGGCGGCGGAGCTGGTGCAGCTCCAGCCACAACAACTACCGGCACTGGCGTTATTACCGCTTTAGGAAATGCTACCAATGCAGCCAGTGGTATTGTTGTCAAAGACGCTAATTCAAACATAGCAGTCAATTTAATTTCTGAAGGTTTTGTCAATGTTGCTGCTGCGGGGACAACTACGGTACTCACAGTAAGTTCCCAGCCAAGCTATGTGGTTACGGGTTCTGGCGGTCAGACATACCAGTTGCCCGACGCCACCACATTGCCTAATGGAGTAAATTATTTATTCAACAACAATCAATCTAGCGGTACGATTGTTGTTAAAAATAATTCATCAACAACGCTTGCAACCATTCAGTCCGGCGGCTATGTTGAAGTTATTTTGTTGTCTAACGCAACTGCTGCGGGCACATGGGATGTCCACAATCAAGCGCCAACCAATGTGTCTTGGAGTACCAATACATTTTCTTACCCTGGTTCTATAACATCAGCTACTTGGAACGGCAACACCGTAGGAATTTTGTACGGCGGCACTAATACCACCGCTACGCCTACGGCTGGTGGTATTACCTACGGTACAGGCACCGCGCAAGCATATAGCGCAGTTGGTACGGCAGGACAAGTTCTTACATCCAATGGCGCTGCCGCCCCAACTTGGTCAACGGTTGCTGGATTAGGCACAGTTACTTCAGTTGATGTATCTGGGGGCACTACCGGCCTGACAACTTCTGGTGGGCCAATTACAACTACCGGCACAATAACTTTGGCAGGCACTCTTGCTGTTGCCAATGGTGGAACAGGGGTAACAACATCCACAGGATCGGGATCAACGGTTTTAAGCACAAGCCCAACACTTGTAACCCCAATTCTTGGCACTCCAACATCGGGTAATTTAAGCAACTGTACGGCAGACGGCACCAACTCTGTAGGCTATTTAAACGTCCCACAGAACGCTCAGGCAAGTGCATATACGCTTGTCCTAGCCGATGGTGGCAAGCACATCTATCATGCCTCTGGGGACGCTGCTGCTACTTACACAATCCCTGCTGCTACATCGGTGGCCTACCCAATAGGTACGGTAATTAGCTTTGTGAATTTATCTGCTAACAATGTCACTATTGCTATCACCACAGACACCATGTATTTAGTAGGTTATGGCTCTACGGGCAGTAGAACATTATCCCAATATGGTGTAGCCACTGCTACCAAAGTATCAGGCTTGTCCTCCGCTGGTATTTGGATTATTTCTGGAGTGGGACTAACATGAGTGGTATTTTTCATCATTTGATGGCGTATGTTTTTGATCCATTTTGGAAATACGTCACTCTATTGCTTCACGGCAATGGAACTAATGGCGCTCAGAACAATACGTTTATAGATTCCAGTAGTAACGCTTTTACTATTACCCGTAACGGCACACCAACCCAAGGCTCGGTAAGTCCGTTTGGCCCTAATTGGAGTAATTCTTTTAATGGGACAGGGGATTATTTATCCGCAGCAGCAAATGCTGCATGGCAATTTGGTACTGGTAATTTAACTGTAGAAGGATGGTTATATTTAACTGCTACTCCATCAACAGCTACTGCTATTTTTAGTACTTTAGGAAATAGTACTACATCTCCTAATGGAATTGCAATAGGTGTTTTATCTACACTTATTCCTTATTTTCTTGTTGGTTCAAGTACAGTTGCAACTCAAATAAATGGGCCAACAGCTTTATCTTTAAATACTTGGGTTCATTTAGCTGGCGTTAGATCAGGCAGCACAATGACATTTTATGTCAATGGTGTTTCTGCAGGTTCATCAGCTAATAGCACCAACATATCTACTTCAGAAATAGCATTAATAGGTAGACAATTTAGTGAGTTAGCTAGATATTTTCCAGGCTATATCAGTAATATTCGTGTTCTTAAAGGAACTGCTCTTTACACCGCAGCTTTTACGCCACCAACTGCACCGTTAACAGCCATAACCAATACGTCTTTACTTACTTGCCAATCAAATTATTTTAAAGACAATAGCACAAACAATTTTGCTATTACTGCTACAGGCACTCCATCTGTCCAACGCTTTAGCCCTTTTAGCATGGGCTCGGCATATTCCACATCTGTGATTGGTGGTAGTGGGTATTTTAATGGTACATCGGACTATTTAAACGCAGGTGCAAATGTTGCATTTCAATTTACGGGTTCTTTTACTGTAGAAGCATGGGTATATTTATCTTCATTACAAGATATTTTATTATTTGATACCAGAACATCCGCCGCAACTACTGGAATCGGATTTCAAATTAATTCATCTGGTGTTCTTTGTTATATTCGATCAACAAGTACATCATTAGCAACAACTGCGTTAACTGTAAATACATGGAATCATGTTGCTTGGGTTTATAACGGTACAACAGTTACTGGATATGTTAATGGCGTTGCAGGTACGGCTTCAACAATAGCTTTAACTCTTACGCAAAATAATTCTTCTATTGGGCGTTCTGGCGTTTCATCTGCTAGTTTTATGGCGGGTTATATCTCTAATCTGCGGGTAGTAAAAGGCACAGCAGTTTACACCGCAGCCTTTACGCCACCAACTGCGCCATTAACAGCAATCACAAATACATCTATTCTGCTTAACTACGTCAACGGCGGCATTTACGACAATGCCATGCAAAGCAATTTAATAACCGTTGGCAATGCTCAGATTAGCACCACGCAGTTTAAGTTTGGTGGTGCTTCAATGGCTTTTGATGGCACAGGAGACTGGTTAACTGCTATTGACACGCCAAACCTTCAAATAAACGCAGGTGATTTTACCATTGAAGGATGGGTTTATTTAAACGCTATTGGGGTTGCGTATGGAATTGTCAGTAAAGGCGCAGCGTCAACCGGCTGGAGCTTAAACGTAACATCTGGAAATAAACTTCAGTTTAGTTATACCGCTTCAAATCTTACTGGTGCTACGTCTTTAGCTGCATCAACTTGGTATTATTTTGCAGTTGTCCGTTCTGGAACTGCTACTGGCAATGTAAAAATATATCTTAATGGAACGTCAGATGTAACTAGCGGAACAGCAATAACTGATAACTTTAACCAAACAAGTATTTTGTATGTTGGGGCAAGCAGAACCGGCACAACTGCGTTAAACGGTTACATAGACGATCTGCGTATAACCAAAGCTGCTCGTTACACCGCCAACTTTACTTCACCAACATCACAGTTCTTGGATTATTAATATGCTTTACTCTAAACTTGGATCAATTCCTAAACCAGAAACTGATGGCACAGAAGGCTGGGAAGAAGTGCCAGAGCCACCTGTTGCTGGTGATGGTGAAGAAGTGGTTTGGTGGAGCCCGCCTGGTTGGGTGGTACGTCCTATCAAGCCAGACGCAACTGAGACAACTGACTTTGCTTGGATGCAATCTGAGCAGCAATGGATGGAATATAGTACAACTCCCGTAACTCAAGAGGAAATCAACCCATGAACCTTACTTTACCCGTCGAGCTAGTAAATCAAATTCTTGGATACTTAGGCACACGCCCTTACCAAGAAGTGTTCCAACTTGTCCAGACAGTACAGAATTTAGCCAAAGAGCAAATGCCACCGGCGCCAGAAGATACGGCATAATGCCCAAAAACGTACTGGTGCGCTCACCAGGGATTCTATAGAATCGAAAAAATGTCAGATGAAATCCTAGCGGAAGTTGAGTCCGTGCCAGATCAGGTTGCAACGGCTGCGCCTGAGACTGAAGTTAAAACGCCGGAAGTAGAAACGCCCAAGACCTTCACACAAGAAGATTTGGACGCAGCTATTGGTAAACGCCTTGCAAGAGAGCAACGAAAGTGGGAACGAGAACAAGCGCAGCGCCAAGCAGAAATGCAAACGCTGAAGGCTCCAGCCGCCCAGTCCGTTGACCAGTTTGAAACACCAGAAGCCTATGCGGAAGCATTGGCCCTTCAGCGTGCAGAAGAACTAGTCGCTAAACGGGACGCGGCCAGGCAGCAGTCGCAAATTCTTGAAAGCTACCACGAACGTGAAGAAGAAGCTCGCGGCAAGTACGAGGACTTTGAACAAGTTGCGTACAACCCCAAACTTCCGATCACTGACGTGATGGCAGAGACGATCCGATCTTCGGATGTTGGGCCTGAGTTAGCTTACTACCTCGGTTCTAACCCCAAGGACGCGGAACGTATTTCCCGTATGTCGCCACTCGGTCAGGCAAAAGAAATTGGGAAGATTGAGGCCAAACTGGCTGCTGATCCTCCCGTGAAACGTACCACGTCGGCGCCAGCACCGATCTCGCCTGTTACCGCCCGATCCACTGGATCACCGGCCTTTGACACTACTGATCCACGGTCTATCAAGACCATGTCGGATTCGCAGTGGATAGAAGCCGAAAGGGCACGGCAGATTAGAAAATTGCAAGCGCAGGCAAACCGCTAACTTTTTTAAGGACTTTTTTTCATGTCTAATAGTATCCTAACCATTGATATGATCACACGGAAGGCTCTCGAAATCCTCGAGAACAATCTGGTGATCACCCGTAACGTTAACCGTCAGTACGACGACAGCTTTGCTGTTGAAGGTGCCAAGATCGGTTCTACTCTGCGTATTCGCCTGCCTGACCGCGCTTTGGTCACTGACGGTGCCGCCCTGCAAGTTCAGGACGACAACGAGCAGTTCACCACTTTGACGGTTGCCAACCAAAAGCATATTGGCGTCAACTTCACATCTGCTGAACTGACCATGCAATTGGATGACTTCGCAGAGCGCGTATTGAAGCCGCGTATTAGCCAGTTGGCCTCCAGCATTGACGCTGATGTTGCTAACTGCTTTAAGACCATCGGCAACAGCGTTGGCACTCCTGGCACCACTCCTTCTACTTCGTTGGTCTTGCTCCAAGCCCAGCAGAAGCTGAACGAAAACGCTGCTGTGATGTCGCCCCGTTATGCAACGGTTAACCCCGCTGCAAACGCTGGTCTGGTTGAAGGCATGAAAGGTTTGTTCAATCCCACCGACACCATCAGCAAGCAGTTCAAGAACGGCATGATGGGCACCGGCGTGCTGGGCTATGAAGAAATCAATATGTCTCAGTCGATCAAGCAGTTCACTACTGGTTCGCGTGATGCTTCGGCCTCCACGACTACTGGCGCTGCTGTGACCTCTGAAGGTTCGTCTACCCTGACCTTGACCCAAGGTTCGGTGACTACGACCATCAAGGCTGGCGACGTGTTTACCATTGCAAGCTGCTTCGCTGTGAACCCACAAACCCGTGAAACCACAGGTTCGTTGTTCCAGTTCGTGGCTTTGGTTGACGCTACCGCTGTGTCTGGCACCTGGACTGTGACCGTCGCCCCAATGTACTCGGCTAACCATGCCTTGGCCACTGTGGACGTTCTGCCGCAAAACAGCAAGGCTGTGACCTTCCAAGGCGCCGCTTCTACTGCTTACGCACAGAATCTGGTTTACCACAAGGACGCCATAACCTTCGCTACTGCTGACCTGTTGCTGCCCCAAGGCGTTGACATGGCTGCACGTTCTGTCCATAACGGTATCAGCTTGCGCGTTGTTCGTCAGTACGACATCAACAACGACCGTATGCCTTGCCGTATTGACGTTCTGTATGGCTTCAGCACCATTCGTCCACAGATGGCTTGCCGTCTCTGGGGTTAATCAATTCTTTTGAAGGAAATTTATCATGGCTCTACCTAATGGCGCAGGCGGTTACCAACTTGGTGACGGCAATCTGAGTGAAGTTAACATGGGCGTTCAAAGCACCCCCGTCTCTAAGGCGGCGGCTGCTACTTTGACCGCTGCTGAACTCACCAACGGCATCGTCATCTATAGCGGCGCAACCGCTTCGATTACTTTGCCTACAGTGGCTGACGTTGAGGCTCTGGTTTCCAGCGCCAAAAACAACAGCTCTTTTGAAGTTAACTTCATCAACACAGGTGCAGGCACTCTCACTATTGCAACGGGAACTGGCTGGACTTTGGTTGGCACGGTTACTTCTGCAACGCTGACTTCAGCCGCATGGCGTGCACGCAAGACAGGCGACGGCGCCTGGACTTTGTACCGCATGGCCTAAACCTAAGTGGGGGCTTCGGCCCCCATTTTTAAAGGAAACAATCATGCCAAATACCCAAGCAAGCGGCGTTGCGTATAGCGACCCCGAATTCACTACCTGCTACGCTAGCCAAGAAATTGGCTATTCCGCAGCAGCACAAGGCGCTGTGACGCAAGCAACAGACAAGACAACAGGGGTAACTCTGAACAAGTCTGCTGGTCGCATCACAATGAACAACGCAGCATTGGCTGGAGGAGCTGCTGTGTCGTTTACCTTGACCAACAGCATAATCAGCATTAATGACACAATTATTGTGTGCGTTTCTAGCAATACTACTGGTAGCGCGGCTGGTGCTTACACCACTTACGTTTCCTATTTAGCTGCTGGCTCTGCTTTGATTACCTTGCGCAATCTAAGTGCAACTTCATATTCTGAGGCTGTCATCATTAACTTCGCCATCATCCACGGCGCAAGCTAAAAGGAGGGGGCCAAAAGCCCCCTTTTACTTATGCAAATCTACCTGTCCCATCCTGTCCACGGTCGCAAAGTAGCGACGATGGAACTTGAAGCCCAGTTTGATGAAAAGAACGGCTGGACACGATATACTCTGGATACGCCCGTAATTAGTGAGGCGGCTCCTGTAAACGCACTGGAAGTTAAGCGCCGTCGTAGAACTGAAACTGAAGGAGCCTAGTCATGGCGACATACACTGCTGGCGACCAAATCAATCGGTCATTAAGGTTGCTTGGCGTGTTAGCCGAGGGCGAAACCCCTTCCGCATCTGTATCCCAAGACGCGCTCATGGCGCTCAATCAGATGATTGATTCGTGGAATACCGAGCGCCTTTCCACCTTCGTTACCCAAGACCAAACCTTTTTGTGGCCTGCTGGCTTTATCAGCCGCACACTCGGCCCTAGCGGCGACTTTGTAGGCTTGCGCCCCATCTTGATAGATGACGCCACCTACTACCGCGACCCAGGCACCAACGTCAGTTTTGGCATCAAATTTATTAACCAGCAGCAGTACAACGGTATTGCTGTTAAGACTGTTACGTCCACATACCCGCAAGTCTGCTGGGTCAATATGGGCTTTCCTGACATTACACTGACAATCTATCCAAGGCCAACCCGCGAGTTGGAATGGCATTTTGTCAGCGTCCAAGAGCTAGACCGCCCCGCCAACTTGGCCACCGTGATGTACTACCCGCCAGGCTACCTGCGGGCGTTCACCTACAATTTGGCTATGGAGTTTGCGCCCGAGTTTGGCGTTGAGCCCAGCCCACAGGTTTCGCGCATAGCCATGACCAGCAAGCGCAACCTCAAGCGCATCAACAACCCCGACGATGTTATGTCCATGCCCTACGCCATCGTGGCTACACGGCAGCGGTTCAACATCTACGCTGGTAACTATTAATGCATACCCCCATCCTCGGTTCCAGCTACGTCGCCCGCAGCGTCAATGCTGCGGACAACAGGATGGTCAACCTGTTTCCCGAGATTGTCCCAGAGGGCGGCAAAGAGCCTGGTTTCTTGCAACGGGCGCCAGGTCTGCGCAAGCTATGCACCGTTGGCACCGGCCCCATTCGGGGCGAATGGCAAATGAACGGGATTGCGTATGTAGTCTCAGGCAGCGGGTTCTATAGCGTCAATACCAACTGGGTTTCTACGCTTTTAGGTACTGTGATGGGAATTGGCCCAGTCAGTATTTCTGATAACGGAACGCAAATCTTTATTGCGACCAATCCAGAAGGCTACATCTACAACGCATCCACGGAAGTGTTTGCCCAGATTACTGATCCTGATTTTCCTGGCGCGGTTACGGTAGGTTTTCTTGATGGCTACTTTGTTTTTAACGAGCCCGATAGCCAGCGCGTTTGGGTTACCCAGTTGCTTGATGGCACTTCAGTTGACCCGTTGGACTTTGCCAGCGCCGAGGGTTCTCCTGACGGCCTAGTATCCCTGATAGTTGATCACCGTGAAGCATGGTTGTTTGGCACCAGTTCAATTGAGGTTTGGTACAACGCCGGAGGCGCAGACTTCCCACTCCAGCGTATTCAAGGCGCGTTCAACGAAATTGGCTGCGTCGCGCCGTACTCTGTGGCCAAGATGGACAACGGTTTATTCTGGCTGGGCGCCGACGCCCGTGGGCAGGGTATCGTCTACCGTTCCAACGGCTACACCGGCACCCGCATCTCAACGCACGCCGTAGAGTGGCAAATCCAGCAATACCAAAATATGTCGGACGCAATTGCGTACACATACCAGCAAGATGGCCACAGCTTTTACGTCCTAATATTTCCATCGGCCAACACAACTTGGGTCTATGACGTAGCCACCCAAGCCTGGCACGAGCGCGCTGGATGGGTTGATGGTCAATTTACCCGCCACCCGTCAAACTGCCAAGTTTCGTTCAACAATGAGATTGTTGTCGGCAGCTACAACAACGGCAACCTGTATGCCTTTGACTTAGATGTCTACAGCGATTACGACCAAATCCAGCGGTGGCTGCGGTCATGGCGGGCGCTGCCTACGGGTCAAAACAACCTAAAGCGCACGTCACAGCATACCTTGCAACTTGACGCCCAAGCTGGCCATTATTTGCCGTCTGATGCCGGTGTTGAGCTTTTAATTACTGAGGGCGGCGATAATTTGCTTACCGAGGCGGGTGACTTTTTGGCGGCGTCTACAACCCCCGCCGTCAATCCAGAGCCTCAGTTTATGCTGCGCTGGTCTGACGATGGTGGCCATACTTGGTCTAATTCACATTGGGCTGGTGGCGGCGCCATTGGTGCGTATGGCAGGCGTATATTCTGGCGTCGGCTGGGTATGACGCTCAAGTTGCGCGACAGGGTTTACGAGCTGTCCGGCACTGATCCTATTAAGATCGCAATCATGGGCGCAGAACTTGTTATGAGTCCCACGAATGCTTAATTTAACCAATATACCTTCTGCCCGTGTCGTGTTTATCGACCCGCAAACAAACCTTATGTCAAGGTCTTGGTATAGGTTTTTCTTTAATTTGTTTGTACTCAGTGGCTCTGGCCAGCCCCCAGCGGCGCTTACCGCCATTACGGTAACCGCGTCGCCGTTTGTTTACACCAACACATCAGACTTGCTGGTGGACGTAATCGTCAGCGGCGGGAATGTTTCAAAGCTGGAATTTTCCCGTGATGGTGTTACATTTTTTAACACAGGCAGTTATTATGGGATGTTTGGTTTATCGCCAGGAGATCAACTCCGAGCAACCTATGTAACGCTGCCGACAATGACTCTTGTTCCGAGGTAAATATGACCACTTACTTGACCCCCAGCCCGAAAATGCAATTCTTTGATGCTAATGGCAATCCATTGGCCGGAGGCAAACTGTACAGCTACGCCAGCGGAACAAGCACCCCTTTGGTGACGTATACCGATTCAACCGGCGCGTCAGCTAATACCAATCCCATCATCCTTGATTCGCGGGGCGAGGCCAATGTCTGGCTTGGCACCTCCACTTATACCCTGACGCTCAAGACGGCAAACGACGTACTGATCTGGTCAGTTGACGGGGTAAACGGCTCCTTTAGTTCAGCGAATATCAGCTACACGCCTGCTGGCACCGGCGCTGTCACCACCACGGTGCAGGCTAAGTTACGTCAGACTGTTAGCGTCCAAGACTTTGGCGCCGTAGGCGATGGCACTACCGACGACACAGCGGCCATCCAAGCTGCCATTAACGCTTTGTCCGCAGCCGGTGTCGGCGGCACAGTTCTGCTGCCTGCTGGAGCGTACAAGATCACGCAAAACTTGAGCATTACTTGGCCCAATTCTACCGATCAGAACTCGCCAGGGCGCATCACAATGAAGGGTGAAGGCGCTGACATATCCTATATCTATGACTATCGCTCAGACGCTGCGGCGGCTACCGGCGGTGCCATTACGATAGATTTTACGACAGGCTATGACAACAAAGCCTTAACAATGTACTTTGGCCAGTTCAGTATTATCAAGAAGTTTAACGCGACAACTTACGCTAGCGGCTCTTATACGATTGGCGTTGGCACAGGTCTGTACATGAAAAACGTCCCTATGGTCGGGGAATTAATTGACATCCGCATTATTGGATATAACACCGGCGTTGTGATGAACGATTGCTTGGGAGTTAGCGTATCCAACTTCAATGTGCAATTGGCTGACCTTGGGTTTGTAGTTTCCAAAACATCATTCTCTGAGCCGACAATGACGCAGTTCAATAACTGCACGGTTGCAGGCATCAAGTCTGTGGCGTATCTAATCATTGGCGGCGGCCCGATTGTCTTTAACGGCGGCGTGATTGAGCTTTGTGGCACTGCAAGCGGAAGCAGCCAAGGCATCTCTGGCGGTATCTATTACCAAGCCACCGATTTCTTGCCAACGCAGTTGGTGCTTGAAAGCGTCTATTTTGAAGCAAACGTCGGCAATGCTGATGTTTACATTAACGCACCAAACGGCATGGCGGCCCGCGCTACAAGCAGCATCAGCAACTGTATGTTTGCTCGTAACAGCGCCACGGCGTATACGACAAATTGCGTTTTTGTCAACAGCAACAGCTCTACAGCGACTTTAATTGTCAACACGATTGGTAATGGCTTTAAGGGCTATTCACCATACGTTGCAAGCAGCTCACGCAAATATATTTCCAGCGGCGGCACCAACGTATCTGGCATCACAATCTATGGCTTGGGCAACTTCTACAACAGCGTTACCGAAACCCCAACAGTTGTAATTGATATTACAGGCGGCGGAGGCGGTTCGCAGAATCTGCAAAGTGTTACTACCATCGGCGCTACGACCACGGTCAACTCAACGTTTAACGGCGTAAACATCGGGACGTATTCTGCCATTCCCGCTATCACTACAACTGGCACCACAATTGGTTTAGCCAACGCTACTAACGGCGTTGGACTTGTGTCTGCGTCTTGGCAGGGCGCGGGTAACAACACCAACGACTTGGGCGCAGCCGGTACAAGCTGGAACAACATCTACGGCACAACCTACCGAATTGGCTCGGGCACCGCAACGATGACGGCATCGGGCAACAATATCAACCTTAACGGCGTAGCCTCTGCCGTAGCCGCTTTGGGTTTGTCGCCAGTCACTAGCGACACCTATTTCTTGGGCGGCGCAGCCCTTAAATGGAAGTCGCTGTATTTGGGCACCGGCGTCATTGATTGGAACGGCTACGCTATTGCCGCGCCGGCTGGCGTTGCCACTACGTTCTTGCGTAATGATGGAACTTGGGCTATCCCTGCTGGCTCGGGTACAGGCACTGTTACCAGCGTCGGTTCCGGCAGTGGACTGACCGGCGGCCCTATTACCGCCAGCGGCTCTTTGTCTATTGACTACACTTTCAGTGGTACTTATACGGCCAACCAGAATATCAACGGCGCATCTATTGGTACGTTTAGCACGATTCCTGGAGTGTCCGCAGGTGCTGGTACTAAGATGAGCCTGACCAATTCAACCAATCAAGTTGTTTTGGATGGTGCCAATTTTTACGGCTTTACAGACGCATCTACCAATTTGGGTACCGCGAGCTACCGTTGGAACAATCTTTACGTTAAAAATAGCTTCTTCTGGAACGGCTACACACTTGCTGCACCAGCAGGGTCTACGACTACTTTCCTGCGTAATGACGGAACATGGGCGACACCGGCTGGCGGCGGCACGGTAACTAGCATTACTGCTGGCACCGGCTTGAGTGGCGGCACGATCACCACTTCCGGCACCATCTCGCTAAACTTGGCAAGCGGCAATACTTATACGGCCAACCAAAACTTTAACGGCGCCAGCATCGGCACGTTTAGCACCGTACCTGGTGTTTCGTCAGGCGCAGGCACCATAATGAGCCTGACTAACTCCACCAATCAGGTTGTCTTGAATGGTGCGGTTTGGTCATGCGCTACGGACTTTGCTGTTGATTTGGGTAGTTCCAGTGTTCGTTGGAACAACCTCTACATTAAAAACAGTATCAACCTAAATGGTATTACCAATGCTATCACCGGCGTAGCTGGCAACGGCACGACTACGGCTGACTACATTAAACTTGGCAGCGGCACCGCTGGCGTTGGTTGCGTGCCTACTACCGTTGGCGGGTTCATCCAAGGTTTTTACCCATTAACCGACAATGCTTACGTCTTAGGCGGCTCCGCGCTGCGCTGGACAACGGTCTATGCTACTACCGGCACTATCAACACGTCCGACGCCCGTCAGAAACAGCAGGATCGCCCTCTGTCTGAAGCCGAGCGCGCCGTAGCCGTTAAGGTCAAAGGGCTGATTAAGACCTTTAAATACAACGACGCCGTAGAGAAAAAGGGCGATGGCGCCCGCATCCACGTTGGCGTGTACGCGCAGGAACTGGCCGATGCGTTTGCCTCTGAGGGTTTGCTAGCGTCCAATTACGGGATGTTTTGCTATGACGAGCTAGAGGGCAGCGAAATATATGGCGTGCGCTATGAAGAATTGCTGGCTTTTGTGATAGCTGCGCTATGATTGTTTTAATTCCAGCCGACGCTAATAGCGTTACATAAGGGGAAACGTATGCCTTTTTGGGACGAAATATCTAAAATTCTAGGGACTGACCGATCAGACTCATTTGTTGGGCATATTGGCGAAGTGCTGGCCAACGACAATCTTGCATCTGCGGCGGCTACCGCCGTAGCAGCATATTTTGGTCTGCCGTACATACCTGGCGGCGCAGAATTAGCGGCTTACGCAGGTAATTTGGCAAGTATTGACGTTAATGCTGTAGGCGCTGGTGGCATAACTGCTGGAGCTGCTTTGGCGCAAGCTGGTACTACTGCTGCTGAACTTGGGACGGTCGCTGCCGGTGCTGGAGCTGCTGAAGCTGGTGCTGCCGCCGCCGGAGCTACTGGCGCAAGCGTTTTAACTCCTGCTGCCCTTGAGTCTGCCGCTGGTACGGCTGGTTATGGTGTAAATGCTGCGGCTCAAGCAGCGGGTTTTGATGCGGCTGGCGCCGGTGCTTACGCCAATACATTAGGCGCTACGGTGCCTGGCGCGGCTAATGCAGCAGGCGCGACGCCTTGGTATCAAACACCGGCGGCTATACAGGCAGGCGCTGGCCTAGTTGGCGGCTTAGCGCAAGCAGCATCACAACGTCAAGCAGCAGCAGCGCAGTCTGACGCAGCGCAACGCGGTCTTGATTTGCAAAAAAGCATTTACGAACAGCAATCAGCATTAAACCAACCTTTTTACCAAGCTGGCGTTACAGGCCAAAACCGCCTGATGGATTTGCTTGGGCTTGGCGCTAATAAAACTGGTGCCGATTACGGCAAGTACGCCAAGGATTTCAGTATGTCTGATTTCCAAGCTGACCCAGGCTACGCATTCCGATTGTCTGAAGGACAAAAGGCGCTGGATCGTCAGGCAGCGGCTCGAGGCGGTCTTATATCTGGCGGTGCCATTAAAGCAGCCACCCGTTATGGCCAAGACATGGGCTCTCAAGAATATCAGAATGCCTTTTCACGCTACCAAACAAACCGCGCTAACCAGTTGCAACCATTGGCTAGCTTGCAGAACGTAGGTCAATCAGCCGCCAACCAGCAATCGGGTGCGCTGGGCAATTACGGAGTTAATGCTGGCAATTTGCTTACCCAGCAAGGCGCTGCGCAAGCTGCGGGCAATTTAGGTACTGGCAATACAATCAACAACATGATTGGTGCGGGGATCAGCGCGTACCAAAACAATTCTTTGGTTGACCAGTTGCGTAGACTTAACCCATCAATCTACACGGGCTAAATATGGCTGATCTAAATTCTCTTATCGCCCAAGGCGCGCAGTTTAATATACCTGACCAATTGGGTCAGTTTGCCAAGATGCAGCAGATTCAGCAGGGTATGCAGCAGCAGCAACTTGGCGCTCAGCAGATGCAAACCAGCGCGTTACAGCAAAAGGCTGCTGAATTTCAATTGCAAAGGCTGCAAGAAGATCACGCCAACATGGTTGGTCTACAGCAGAAGTTGTCGCAACAAGGGTTAACGCCGCGCCAGTTCTTTGAGGCTTTACAAGGGTCTAAAGACCCGCAACGCCAGCAAGCGGGTATTGAAGGCTTGATGAAGTTAGCCGAGACTGAGAAGTACGACGCATATCTAAAAAGCAAGCAAACAATCCCAGCGCAGCAGCCTGCAATGCCTGTAAGCGGCGCGTTAGGTACTGGAACATTTGGCTTAGACCAAACGCCTGGAACCATTGCACCGGCTATGAGACAAGCTAACGCTTTGGCGCCGCAAGCTGCCCCCGCAGCCGCAGACCCTGTAGCAGCTATTGATTCGAAAATTGCAGAACTCAAAAACTTTATAGACCCTCGGGCAAAAGAAGAAGTTGCAAGGTTGCAAAAGCAGCGTGACGAGCTAGTTAAACCTCACGTTGTGGGACGTTATCTTGTTACAGGTGCAGGCACAAACATATTTGAAGCTCCGCAAGATGTGACGCAAACCAATTTGTCTAAATTAATGGCTGAGCGTAATGCGTTGCCACCTAACGATCCGCAACGTAGACTTTACGATGCCATGATTAGCAAGGAAACTGCAAACACAGCCGCAGCGCAGTTGCAATTTGAGAAAATGAAATTTGCATGGGAAAAAGACAATCCTAACTTTAAACTTGAAAAAATGGATCAGCCTGATGGCTCAACGGCATTATTTGGTATTGATAGAAAAGGCCAAGCCTTTCCAATTACTACAGCCGCGCCATTAACCGCTGCACCGGCTGGAGCAGGCCGTGGCTCTGTTGGAGTAACAGATACAACTGCCCGAGTTCCATTGGTCGGCGCGGCTAAAAATGCGCAAACAACTGAAGGCGAACGCAAAGCGGCTACGTTATTGCAACGACTGCAATTCTCGCAAGGCCAACTAATGCAGGCTTTGAAAGAAAAACCAGATGCGGATAAGCCTGGTTTATTTGCGTCTGCCGTAGGAAAGTTGTCTACTACTGGCGAAAATTTGCTTAATTCTGCTGAAAGGCAAAGAGTCCAAGCAGCTCAGTTAGACATTCTTGATGCCGCTTTAACCCTTGGTACTGGCGCTGCATATACTAAGGAGCAGCTTGAGGGATACAGGACTTCATACTTCCCTGCTTATGGGGATGAGCCTGCAACGGTTTTGGATAAGCAATTGCGCTTGAAAAACGTTATTGATGCTGCTAAAACTGCCGCTGGCAGGGCTGCTAAGTTAGTGCCTGCTGCACCGGCTGCTGCTGGTGGAGGCTCCGCTAGAGAAGCAGCCGACAAGATACTTGGACTTTGAGGTAAACAATATGGCTACCGCTGACCAATACGCTCAATGGATTGTTGCTAACTCTGGCAAGAAAGGAACGCCTGAGTTTGATACGGTTGCAAAAGCCTATCAAGAAGCCAAGGCATCTGAAGGTTTGTCGGCGGCTCCGGCTGCGCCAAAACAAGATGGCGGATACGACTTTGGCAAAACGCTATCAAATGCGTTGCCTAGCCTTTACCAAAACACCATCGGCGGCCTGTCTCAGGTAGTAGCCCATCCTCTGCAAACCGCGCAAGCCTTGGGTGATGTTGTTGCTGGAGGTGTATATAAAGCATTGCCAGGCCCAGTACAGCGCGGCTTAACAGCGATTGAGCAGTCGCCGTACAACCCTCTTGGAAATCCAGAAGCATTGCAACGCGCACAGAATGTAGCTGGCGCCATTGGCCAGGACTATGCAACAACGTATGGAACGGGTGCAGGATTCCAAAAGGCTATGGAGCAAGACCCTTTTAGGGTTGTAGGTGACATTTCTACTGTGTTAGGTGGAACTGGTCTTGCACTTAAAACTGCAAATACTGCGGGGAAAGTTGGCCAAGTAGCTAATGCTTTGTCTAAAGCATCTGAGCTCACCAATCCTATGAATGCTTTGATTAAGCCAGCGGCAGCGGTAATTAGTCCAAATGTTTCACCACAAATCCAATCTTTGATGAAAGAAGGCGTTGTGCCTACTGCTGGACAGATTTTGGGTGGCGGCTATAAACGTGCAGAAGAAGCTCTAACTAGCGTACCAGTTATCGGTGATTTTATTAAAAGCGCACAAAACAGAGCTGCGCAGCAAGTCAACACTGCTGCATTTAATCGTGCTCTTAAACCTATTGGTGAAAAATTGCCAGAAGGCGTTGTTGGACGTGAAGCTGTGCAATTTGCATCTGATAAATTGGACGATGCTTACGGCAAATTGTTGCCCAAGATGACTGTTATGCAAGATGCGCCATTTCAAACTGAAATTGCTAACTTAAAATCCGCAGTTCAGACTGGCGCAATTGATCCTAAAGCAGTCAATTTCTTCAACAATTGGGTTGACAGCAATGTGCTTGGCAAGTTTCAAGGACAGGCAGCAATTACCGGCAAGACATTAAAGGAAGTGCAGAGCGACTTGCGCGAGACAATTAATCGTCTAAGCGCATCAACTGATGCAGACCAACGTCTTATTGGCGATGCTTTAAAAGAAACTCAAGACCAAGTTCGCCAATTAGTCAGAAGAAGCAACCCCCAATTCGCTGACGAATTAAAAGCCATAGACACAGGTTATGCCAATTTCAAGCGCGTTGAACGTGCTGCTAGTGGCCTTGGATCGGAAGAAGGAATTTTCTCACCGGCTCAATTGCAGAGTGCCGTAAAGGCAATGGACAAAAGCAAGGACAAAGGTAAATTTGCCAAGGGCGAGGCGTTGATGCAAGACTTGTCAGAAAGCGCAAAGACCGCATTGGGCAACAAGGTGCCTGATTCTGGTACGCCATACCGAGCCTTAATAGCTGCCCTTGCAGCATCGGGTGGAGCTGGCGCAGCAGGGTTTCCAGCAGTTGCTACGGCATTAGGCGGCCTTACGGCGTCACCATTGTTGTACTCGGCGCCAGGCCAAAGAATGGCGGCTACATTGCTTGCTCAAAGACCAGCAAGCGCTAACACATTGGCAAACTCACTAAGAACAAGTGACCAAGTTAAATTAGCCGCATTACTAGCCGCGCAGGCTGGCAACAGACAAAACGCACTGGCACCATAATGGCTGATTTCGACCCCATTAAGTACGGCGTTCTTTGGCAAAAGGTGCAGGACTTGGACAAAAAAGTGGACAAGCTGGAATCCGGCATGGAGGAGCTGCTTGCGCTTGCCAACAAGGGACGTGGCGGCTTTTGGATGGGCATGGCCTTTATATCAGCGGTCAGCAGCGTCATCGGTTACATCAGTCATTGGGTAAACAAGGGCTAGCTGTGCTAAATGCGCTTGCTTCTCTTAATCTTTTTGATGCTGATCACGGTGTCAGCGGCAGAGGACAGGTTAATCCTTTCAGCAACGCCGCCAGAGAAGCTGGAGAAACCCAAGCCCAAGCCGGTGCAGAGTTGCTCAATACAGGACTTGTATGTAGTGGCATGGACGGTGCACGATCCGATGGAACGTCGCATAGCCATGATAGATTGGCTGGATAAAAATGTATGCAGTACCCAAAATTACGCAGATATTTGGAACTCATTATCGGAGTGGTCGGGCGCATCCGACAACGCATTAATGCGCGCAAAAGTGATACAGGGGTACGAGAAAGCGTTAAAGAGGGAAAACAAATGAACGAAAACATCAAAGCTAGGTTGACGTTTGCGGTGACTCTGATGGTCAGTGCCACATTGTGTATCTCTGTGCTGGGGATGGTGGGCGCTTTTTTGATCGGTCTGTGGTCAAAGGAAGTAGACAACAGCGAAATCTTCAAACTGTTGAGCCCCGCATTCCAGACCATCATCGGTGGATTCATCGGCTTGCTGGCTGGCGTAAAGCTATCCCACGACGAGGACGACGCCCCTCCATGTAAACGAAAGGATTGATATGTTGGAACTACTAGGTGGCGGTATTTTTGGCTCCCTGCTTGGGGGCGTCTTTCGTTTAGCGCCAGAGGTCTTAAAGTGGCTTGACAAGAAGAACGAGCGCACTCACGAACTGGCCATGTTTCAGCAGCAATGCCAACTGGAAACTTTGCGGGGTCAGCAGAAGCTGGCTGAGATCGGTGCCCAGCGCGAGGCTGCGGTGGATGTTGGGGTCATGGATGCCTTTAATGCGGCCATTGAGCAGCAAGCTAATATGGTAAAAGCTGCCGGTGGTTGGGTTGCCAGCCTGTCAGCGTCTGTCCGCCCTGTGGTGACATACTGGATTTTGTTGCTATGGAGCTTTGCCCATATCTGGTTTGCATATACCGCTTGGGCGGCTGGGGCGCCTCCAGAGGCTGTGTTCAAACTCATCATGTCGGCTGACTTTGCCGCTTTGGTATCAGGCACGTTAAATTACTGGTTCCTCGACAGAACCTTGGCCAAGCGCGGGCTATGAATCTAGAGATTGCCGCCGCACTGTGCAAGCAGTACGAGGGCTTTTTGGCTAAGCCCTACTTATGCCCAGCCGGTATCCCAACTATCGGCTACGGCTCAACTTATTACTCTGACGGGCGTAAGGTTAGCCTGACAGACGCGTTGATCTCAATTCAAGATGCAGAGGCTTTATTGCTGCACGAGCTGCACCATACCTACTTGCCTGGCGTACTGCGTAACTGCCCCATCCTATTGACGGATGAACGTAAGTGCAACGCTGCCGTGGATTTTGTCTACAACCTTGGAATTGGCCGTCTCCAAACCAGCACGTTGAAACGTAAGATCAACGCGCAGGATTGGGACGGGGCCAAAGAGCAATTAATGCTCTGGACTAAAGGCGGTGGGCGAGTGCTGCCAGGTTTGGTCAAACGCCGGACTGCCGAGTGCCGTCTTTTCTAACCAGCATAAATTCATCGGCTAGATTAAACGCCACTGGGACAATTAAATCGTACGGCCTTTCCCGCATCAATAACCCCGTCATAGCAAACAATGCTGCCATGTCGCGCAGGTTCTGTTCGTACTCTGTGGGTGTAATTTCTTTTTTCATACTTTGCTCTTAATGTTTTTGTGGTCATGGGCGCCAGCGCGTGGCGTGTCCATGTTTGGTGATTTGTAGACCGGCTGCTGCCAGATGCTGATGGATAACGGTGGCGCCTCTCCTGGTAGCTTTTTGCGCGGTGCCCAAGGCATCATCAAGTTAAGGGCTTTGCGCTTAGAGTCAGCGCCCTGCGGGAAACGTCCGTATTCAGCCATGATTGCGTTCCTTTAGTTTGATTTCTACATCACGGGCAAATTCAATCCATTTACTTCCGTAAACATTGGTTGCATCAAACAAGTCTAGAATTTCCTCTGCTGTCAGCCCAACCCAAGGGCGCTGTGGTGGGGTGGTGTTAATGTCAAAGTCAACTCCAGCCCACGCCACAGGCTTCTGCGCTGGCTGTGCCAAAGCTTTTTTAGCGGCGGCTATGGCTTCTTCGATTTCAGGCACTCCCAGCATTTCGTAGTTGATTAGCGCCTCCAGCGCCAGCTTCAATACTTCTTTCATATCGTCATCGTCCATCATCCTGTCCCGCGCTGCTGCGCGTTTTGATTCGTAGCCTGTCATTTCAGCACCGCCGCTACAAGCATGGACGCCCCCACCACCACGATTACCCACACGATCAAGCCCTGAATCTGCCTCACGAACATGGCGTAGTCGCTAGGCTCGGGCTCATCAAACTCCCAATCTTTTTGCTTGGGCTCCATGTACTTTTTATCCGCTTCAGTCATTGCTTGTACTCCTTCAATCGTTCGTTAAGTCTTTCAATTCGTTTTTCGTTGTATGCCAGCACTGCCGTCGCGTACTCGGTGGCGCCTTCTGCTTCAAGGCGGTCGAGATGCGCCTGCGCCATCTCTCGAATAATCAGCTCACGAGGCGTCATCTCACGCCAGTAGTCTTTAAATAGTCTAATAAATTTCATTCAGTTTTCTCCAATATTATCCGCGCCTTGCGGTGTTTGATTTCGTTTTTTACAATGTCGATTGCCTTCTCCATCACCTCAACTGTTGTCACCTCAATCTGGGCGTCGTGCATCTCCATGCCCAAGTTGATAGCGGTCAATTCCTGACCCTTTACAACAAACCGATACTCTCGGTCTATACCGCGCCTGGAGACGGCGTAAAGGGCGTCCTGTGCCTCTCTGAGCTCCTCCTTGTACTCATCACCAATGCCAAGACGCTGGAGTGCCTCGGCAACGTTAAAGGCGCCAATGATTGCGTCGATGTCCTCGCGGTCGGCGATGCCTTTGCGCAGCGCGTCGATGGCGTGATGGTTCTTGATCTGCACGTTAACAATCCCGTTTTGCGAGATGGGCTTAAATCCGTTGATAACCCAAGCCACGGGATTGGGAAACTGGGCCCGTGGGCGGTATGAGCTGCGCTTTCTCATCGTTTCAGCGCCATGATTTCCATCTCAAGCGACTTGCAATGCGACTTGAGCTGGTCATACTCATAGTTGAGGTCGGCTATCGTGCGGGTGGTCTGCGTCCTGGTAAGACGTTCACCGGCAACGTAACCAATCAGCGTGCCTTGCGTTGCCGCCTTGCGCACCAGCTCGCGCACGTCTTTGCTGGTGACTAGGCCAACGGCGCCAGAAGGCGGGGAAAGCTGGTCAACAATCTCATCAATTTGTAGCTGCATAGATTCGGACATATCAAACTCCATAAACAAGTAAGAGGGCAAAGCTGACGCCGATGGCCGTAGCCAAAGCAACGTCTAGCCACTTTTGGGCAGTGGGTTGGATGGTGTAGTGTTCGCGGTAGCGCATGGTTTTTCTCCTGTTAGCGGTTGTTGATAGGGTGCATCCTAAATGCAAATTGACTAAGTAATCAACGTATTCTAGTAGGTGTTTACCCTAGTTTATGCAAAATAATTGTATTTGTAGTCAAAAAACCTCGCTAGAATGGACTCATTCGTCAATTTAAGGGGTAAGGCACAATGGTTTCGTCAACAGAGCAAACAATCGGCGCACTGCGCCAAAAAGCCAAGGAGCACGGGTTTCGTATGGCAGATATAGCCCAGCAGGCAGGCGTAGACCCAGCCCAGCTATCGCGCTGGGCAACCGGCAAGGTGATCCCGCTGCACAGCAACATCGTCAAGCTAGAGCAAGCCGTGGACGCAATGATTGCGGCAAAGGCACCGGCATGATAGTCATGTCAATCGACCCAGGTCTTAGCGGCGCTGTTGCGGTGTTTCACGACGGCGAGCTCATGGAAACCATAGATATGCCTACGCATACCCTGACGCGCAACCAGGCGACAAAACGGCAGGTGTCGGCGTCGGGGCTGGCTGACCTATTCATAGCCCATAAGCCTCGGCACGTTGTCGTTGAAAAGGTACACGCTATGCCTGGTCAGGGTGTAACGTCTATGTTCTCCTTTGGGCGCAGCTTTGGGGTCATTGAAGGCATACTTGCCGCCCTGATACTGCCAGCAACCTACGTCACGCCATCAGTGTGGACAAAGTCGATTGGCAGGGGCTACGGCAAGGACGCATCACGGGCTCGGGCGTGCGAGCTGTTTCCCCAGCATCAGAAGATGTTTGCTCGGGTCAAAGACGATGGCCGCGCTGATGCCGCCCTGATTGGGGCATGGTATTTGAAGGGTGAAAAGTGAACCTCCACGACCTACGAACACTGCGCGAGCACGCCGTTTATTTAGGCCAGCAACTGGAATCCGAGCGCAAGAACTCTAGAAACAAAACTGAATTCCTGAAGCGCCTTGTTCACCCCGAGGATTTGGGGCACGCCGTATCAGCCGAGGTACGCAACCTCGCGTATCAATTACTCATCAACGAAAGCAGCGAATGAAACAACTGATCCTACGCCCATCATCAGCAGCACGTTGGATAGCCTGCCCTGCCTCTGCCCGTTTATCAGAGAACGTACCCTACGAACCGGCAGGCGAGGCCGCGCAGATAGGTACAGCAATCCATGCCTTATCCGAGTTGTGTTGGCAGCTTGACCAAGACCCTGAGTCCTATGTCGGCAAGGTCGTGGAAGGCGTCAAAATGACAGCGGAAAACGCAGCGTTTGCTAAAGCGCACGTTGAAACCGTCAGTAACCTTAAGCAAGAATTAGGCACGGTCAAGGTGGAGCAGTACGGCGTTGCCTATGAGAGCTCTGCTGCCAAGGTCGGCGGGACTGCGGACGTTGTAGCGTACAACTTAAACCAATCCATCCTAGAAATTGCTGACCTCAAGACGGGACGTATGTGGGTGGATGCGGATTCGGCGCAGATGAAGATTTACGCGCTGGGCGTAATGCGTAAGCTGGTCAAGACGTTTGACACTGTTCGCCTCACGATTGTGCAGCCGCAGACAGGCGAGAACCGCACGCACGAGATGACGGGAGACGAACTATTTGCATGGGGTGAGACTGTCTTGGTGCCTGCCATCAAGGCTGCGGTATTGGGTACGACAGAACCTACACCATCAAAGGATGCCTGCCAATACTGCCCTGCTAAGATGATCTGCCCAGCGCAGACCAAGGCATTGGCAGAGGTGCCAGTTACCCTAGACGTCAAGACATTGACGCCTGACCAGGTGGCTGACCTGTTGGACAAGGCCGATTTGATTGAGGACTTTATCGCAGCCCTGCGCAAGCAAGCCACCAAGACGCTGACAGAGGGCGGTGTACTTAGGGGCTGGCAGATGGCGCCCAAGCGTGCAACTAGGGCATGGTCTAAGGAAGCGGATGCAGCGCAAGTTTTGCGAGATTGCGGCATCCCCGAGAATCAGATATTTGAGACATCAATCATTACGCCTGCTGCCGCAGACAAGTTGCTCGGCAAGGACAGGAAACAAGTTTTGGACAGCGTGACCACGAAAGTATCGTCGGGGCTTACGCTGTCTAAATCCCGTGGGCTAGGCGAGAGCACGGCCCTTTAAAAACTCTGAAAGCTAAATGCAAATGCTAAATCTATCAAGCTCCTCCGGCTCGGGTAACTACCTGCGCTTTTCCCCACAAGCCAATATGTGGACAAACAATAACAACGAGGAAGTGCAACTCAAGAAAGTTGTATTTGACATCGACAACATCAAGACAGGATGGTTGCTCTTGGGTGTCGGTGTACGCGACTGGGTGCAGGACGACTCAGTTGGCAAGAAAGGGCCGCAGCCCAGCCCCGAGCACAAACGAGGATTTCAAGTTGTTTTGTACAACAAAGAGATCGGTGCAGCTGAATGGTCTAGCAACGGTGTCGGCCCCAACATGGGCTTGGAAATCATGTACAAGGATTGCGCAGCCCAGCGTGCGGCTAATCCTGGCAAGCTGCCAGTGCTGGAGTACAAGGGCTCTAAGGCTGAGAAAATCGGCAAGGGCACAACGCGCATCCCCAAGTTTGATTTGGTGTCATGGGTTGACCGGCCTGCGGGATTGGATGCCGTAGCCGAGGAAGCTGAACCCGAGCCAATCCAACAGCCAGTTCGTAAGCAGGCGCCCAAGGCTGCTGTCGTGGAGGACGACGAGATTTTCTAAGCGTTAGACTAACGCGCCGACGGCTGATCCCCGTCGGCTTTTTTTTCCTCTAAATAATAACGAAAGTGAGATATGAATGAGCTGGCTTTATTCGCAGGCGCTGGTGGAGGAATACTTGGGGGAAAACTCCTTGGATGGCGCACAGTCTGCGCCGTTGAATGGGAACCGTACCCAGCAAGCGTACTGTGCGCCCGACAAAATGACGGCTTTCTCCCGCCTTTCCCGATTTGGGATGACGTACAAACCTTTGACGGAAAGCCGTGGAGAGGAATTGTTGACGTTGTATCTGGCGGCTTTCCATGTACCGACATTTCCATTGCAGGCCGAGGCGCAGGGCTTGATGGAGAAAACTCCTCAATGTGGTATCACATGGCGCGGATGGTTAGCGAAATTCGACCCAGATTTGTATTTGTGGAAAACAGCCCAATGCTCATTCATCGAGGAATCGGGCGAGTCCTTGGAGACCTTTCCAGTCTCGGGTATGACTCGAAATGGAATGTTATGGGAGCTGCCGACATTGGCGCACCGCACCAGCGCGACCGCATCTGGATTGTGGCGCACGCCCGACACGGG